CCTGCACTGGGCCCCTAGGGTGTTAACCAGTTTTCCTTCTGGTCGGTTTTAATGAGACCGCACTCAGGTTTTAGCATCAGATTTCCTTCTGGGAGTTTGATGGAGTGACTACTCTCCACGGACTATAGTGTCCGCACACTCCAACAGGCGTGACTCCTGTGGTAGCCCCTCGACGAGTCCTTCCCTCTTCGGCTCCACTGTGTCTTTAAACACAGCGAGTCCCCTAGAATTGGAAGCCGCACTCGTGGGTCGGTGGTAGCCCTTTCACCCGAAAATGGTAGAGTTGGAGTCATTTTCTATATTCGGGACCGTTGTTTGCCACATTTCCAAGTGAAATCATCCACTTGAATTTATGGCTCTCATAATTTCTGAAACACCGCTGCTGGCCACAGCGCCGTACACTCTGGTAGCCACCTTCACAATTTTCATTGCTTGGGCGGCCACCTTAGCGTACGGATTATCGCCGTGGGCAGCAGTAGCGTTCCATCCCACCACGTTACTGGCAACACAACAAGCCATGTTGTCACAGTGACTGTGATTAGCGGACGAACCAGCCAACACTGACTGCCTAGGCACCAGTTCAACGATTCTGGTTACAATAAGCTGTCCCACCACCTGGACGGCGGCAGGAAAGCCCGCTCCTGCTAACACAATGTGAGGAAATTCGCTGGTTTCTGATGTTAAAGCCCTAAAGGACGGAACTCCGTATCCCTTAGGAATGAAACAAGCAGAAGCTCCAGCTGCAAAGTTCTCACACTCTGTTGCGAAGAACGATTGTACTGACAGATTCAGAACTGGGTCCGTGCGCCCGAAGGCGTTGAACGCAGCCAAACAAGCTTTGCCTTGGTTGATGTTTTGTGCCAGAGTGGGAGTCCACTCTACCACGTACGCCAACGTTCGGCTAACTATGTTGTCTGTAGCCAGTTGCGCCTGGTACTGCGAAGGGACAGTGACCGGGAACGTTTCAACGAACCCAGGTCCTACCCCCGTAGCACCAGGTGCAAAAGTGTTGACTGGATTAGGTCCAATCTGCACACAGATACTTCCATCAACTCGACTAGTAACATCATACACATCCTTAAACCTCTCCACGTTTACCTTCTGAGAATTGCTGTCCGGACGAGGCGCCAGTGGCGCATTCTTCGGGTCGGCAATCATCAAAGGGTAAGCGGCGGGGCTTGAGGACGACTTTATGTTGTTCTTTTCGGGCTGTGAAACCTGCAACACGACCTTTTGAGCCTGAGGGCCGGGCGGCCCGCCTCCAGGGATTTGGGACGGAACGACGAAACCCCCAGACACAACAGGTGCAGTTGACTTGGATTTTGCCATGATGATTGGTGGTTGGAGAATTGATCGGTGATTGAATAGAACCTTTGGCGAAGCAAGGGGCGAAACTCAAACTTGGCAAGACTATTGCCTTGCTTTGCTTGATGGCCCCCGCCTGCCATTAGCTCTATCTCGAATCTCCAAGATCAGTAGTTTGGCCACCTCCAGACACCTGATACGATGAGGACTGTGTCTCAAATCGTTATCAAGTGCCAGAAGCAGATCAACAGTTACAGCTTCATTCTCAGTCAGCTTATCAAAGCAGGTAGCTGCGATCTTGTGCCAGGTGACAGGTGCGCACTCGCCCGTAGACAAGTTGAAAGCGTAAGAGCAAAACTCCACGACTTGATCATTGGTTGAAGCATGTTGTATGCCTTTCAGGGTCACCCCATACTTAGCATACTCATCCCTCACCCTATCATCATTGTCAGGAGTCCAAGCTCTCACACTCTCTACACAATCATCACCCATGGCCATAGCCTTGCTTTTCTGTGGTCCATGGACACACTTACTAAGCATAACTCTGCCATTGGAGTTGCTAGAAGAAGTGTTGAACCTGCCACTCAACATAATGCCAGCGATGAGTTGTTCAAAACACTCACCGTCAGACAGCACAAAGACTGACAGGCCCATCACAATAGCCATCTTTTGAAACATCGAGTCCTCAAACTCTATGTTCGCCAATTTGGCTCTTCTCCTAGCATCCCACTCCATCAACCACTGAGGGACACACCAATCCCAACCACTCACATCAGTTCCAACAGGTTGGTCCATCTGGGCTATCATCTCGCGAGTGATGATAAGTCCCACATCAGACGAACCCATTCCGGGCCTGACAGGAAGGTCATGATAGTTGGAAATCTCGTGCTTGTTCTGTGTAGTGCAAAGCACTCGCTCTACTAGTTGATCCAGAACGCTAATGCTGCAAATAAGCCGCATTCTGCCTTCCTGCATCTTCTTAGTAGAGTGGAGCTCGTCCTTCACCAAAACTCGCACAGGATCTCTAAAGCCCTCCTGTACTAGCTCGACAGCTGACAAAGCTGACAAGTGTTCCACCGAGGTCTTTGACAACAAGGTGAGTCTCTCCAGTGTCAATGAAGCCACATGATCCGCTCCTAGTCCTTCGACTAGGGCTGCATTGTTTGTGTAATCCCTCATAAAGGGATACCCAGGAGAAGATGAATTCTTCAAGTGCTCCACCTCCAGCCTGCAAGCCGCTAACGAGATAACCGGCTCGCCCCCAGCACCTGGGAGCTCGCTAACCATCTCATCTATCACCCAGTCCCTGTTCTTCACAGGTTCCGAAGTGAATTTGTGCTTAGCTGACTGTAGACCAAGCGAATGCCTCTCGGCTTTCACTCGGCGATCTGGCTTATGCCATTGCTCTGTCTCTTTGAGAAGAGTTTTGGCAAAAGCCAGACCAATAGTAGAATTCTTGAAGGTAGGATCAGGCCTAAC